CTACTGGTGCATCAAGATTTTCAGTTTGATTTAATGCAGGTGAAGATACTTTATTTATTTGTTCTTGATTTTCCATTTATACACCTGTCCCTAATTTTTCATATATTCCTTCGCCAACGTGTTCATATAATCCTAAATCTGTACCATCTTCTTTTTTAAGAACTCTAAATTTATCTCCCTCTACTTTAAAATCATACTGATCTGTACTAGCATCTATTGTATTTAAATTAGTAGAAGGGAGTTTTTCAGTTTCATCAGTATTTTTATTTACAGTTTCATCAGTATTTTTATTTACAGTTTTATCAGTATTAATATTAGAATCTTTCTTTACAAGTTGGTCTAGTTTATAACGATTACCATCTGCATCTGCATAAATTATTTGAAATGTATTTTTATGAATATAAATATCTATAGGATTTCCTTCTGGTGAAAAATACTCCGTTTTTTTAATATTAAAATTTTCAGGATTAAGATCACCGTATGGAATATTCTCTGCTTTCAGATTAAAATTCTTCTGAGAATCAAAAGAAGTTTTTAGTATGTGATAAGATGTAGCGGCGTCAATTAACATAGCACTTTCTTGTGTTATATTTCCGTCCCCTTTTCCAAATTGTTTAACAATATTTAATCGTTCACGGTTATGGGATACTTCATCTATCAATAGATCAATTTTTTGCAAAGCAGCTCCTCTTAAATCTTGCATATCACCTAAACGCACTAACTGTTGTTGAATATCCTGATTCGACAATCTGCCAGATGGATCTGCTGCTCTAGCAAGTCTAAATGCCAGAGCTATAGTCAATGCTTCAATCTTAGCAAATTTATCATCTGATTCAATTCTATCATTTAATTGTTTTCTAAATTCTTTTGCTTCGTTTGAATCATCATCTATGTAAAATTCACCGGATCTTAATCTTCTATTTTTATCTTTTCCATTTCCTGTGGCTATATCCGATAAAGTATCACTCTTCCCGTCAAATAAAACAAACGAGGCTTGAAATATATCTTTAGCAACTGAAAGATTAAATTTAAAAAACTTTTTAAGTTCCTCAAACCCTAATGTCTCTCCTTCTACATTCTGTCGATTTTTTCTGAGTTCTTGTAACTGATTTAAAAGAAGATTTGTATTGGTGAGAGAATCTTCTAATTCACTAAAATTTTTAAAATTTAAATTAGATTTTTTCAGAGCATATTGTTCTCTAGTTAATGAAGAGGTGTTTTGTATTTGAAAACCAACTCCTGATACTGGTGGTTTCATCTGCATAGCTTGATCTTTAAAACTCATAAAGGGTGCAAGAGCATATATCAATTCTTCATCAGATAAATTGAGAGATTGTAATTCCTTATAAATTTCTGCTAGAGTTTTTTCATTAGAAGTAGTTAAACCTTCATCTGGGTCTAGAGCATTAACGTTAGGCACTATTTTACTTATTTCCATAGTGGCTTTAAATATTCTTTGTTTTTTATCAGGATTAGCATCTATTAATTTAGCATAAAATTTTTCATTTAAACTACTTACTAAACCGTCTATATTTTTTATATTAAGATTTCCAAGTATTTTAATTACTCCTTCTTTATTATTTTCGTTTATTGGAACTCCAAATATTTCCGTACTATCGGGGATGTTAAATACTGCCATATCTTTGTTATCAAATAAATTTTTTCCTATATTTGATTCTACTGTTGGTTCTTTTGAATCAGGATTGAGATTGTTGAAATTATTTAAATTAAATACAGGTATAAGTTTACTTATTTCATCAAGATTAGTAGCGTCTGCTCTTATTTTCTGTAAATCCTTTTCAATAATAGCTATTGAAGAGTCTAGTTGTGATTTAATAAGATTATAATAATTAAGATTGTTTTTCATTAATGTTATAAAAGATGGATCAGATACACTTCTCTGATTTACTTCATTTACAAACGCTATTGGATTTTGATTTGGGTCGTTATTTAAAGTAAAAAATACATCTTTACTAAGTTTTATTTTATAACCTCCTGTATCTTCTTTGCTATCGCCGTGTTTTCCGAATATACTATAACCGTATACTTTCCCTAACGTATCATATACTGATCTAGGTATTTTATATTGCACATCTTTTTTATAATTAGTATCAAAAAAAGACACATTTTCACTAAATGTTACTTCTATTACTTGATCTTTTTGTTTATTTTTTTCTTCTCTACGTGTGGGTTGAAGTTTAGCATAGATATCATCAGCTTCTTCTAAACGAACTCGTGGTGTTTCTTTTCCAAATAAACCAATTTTGGGTTTGCGTTCTAGTTCTTCTTTCTTAGAACTTACCATGCCCTGTATGTATTTTATATTGTCAAGTTGTGCTTGAGATAAATCAGGATTTAAAGCAGCCTGTTGAGCAATATTGCTACTTATCGTTTCTAGCCGATTAAAATCAGTATCTCGTCTAGCTCGTTCTCGTTTTATGTTATTTGTAAAGCCTTGTATTAATCCTGCAGCAAGTGCAAATCCTATACCCATCTTATTTTTCTTTCTCTTGTTTAGTCATTGATATAAAATTTTCTTCAGTAACAGGTTGAGGAGACATACCCTTTCTCAACCCCTCGTTCATTGTTTCTTGTATGTAAGAAAACATCATCGGATTATTTTCTTGCATCATTCTAAAAAATGTTTTATCGGACATTTCATCTTGTGTCATTTCATCTTCGTTTTCAAAGAAACGATATGGTATGTCATTTTCTTCACACATACTAGCTATATGTAGTGCTAAGGGGCCTTTTATGAGAGTTCCTACATCCGGACTAAAACGACCATCTTGAAAACCTTGAAAAATATACCCCTCAACCATTGATTCGATTGATACACCTACCATCGCTAACTTAAACATTTCTTGTTTTGTTTTCGGAGCTTCCAAACTATTTATTGCCTGTTCTAAAACCATTTCTGGATCAACATCTCTCGGTGGTTTTCCCCACGGCCATCGTTCATTATCTAGTGTTAGAGAATGACCCGGTGGTGCAGGAGCAAAATTATCTTTTTCTGCTATGGTTGCTTCCATCATCATTTCTTGTTGTTCATTCATACTTTTGTTATTCCCACATTTGTTAGTGCTGTTTTTGGAGAAGTAGCTCTTCTCATCTGTATAGGTCTTAGTAGACCCATTAATTCTCTAACGTGAACATTAGATGCGTTATTTTGCAAATTTGCTATAGATGTTTTTATTGTCGGCGAATTATATAGTTGAAGTTGTGGGGCTCTCTGGGCAACTGTTCTAGATTGTCCTCTAACTAATTCTTGTATGGATCTAGGTGTAGGATATTGACTAGTTTGGAAATGTGGTGTTTCACCTCTTTCTTTTTTACCTTTTACTGTCTGATATATCTTGGCGGCTTTTTTAAAAGTATCCATAACATCTCCCCCTACATTATACTTTGGAACAAACCCCTCATCTATAATTTCTATTTCATCTTTTTCCGGTTGTAAATCAACCTGTGGAAGTGCATTTTTTAATGCTTTGTACAAACTAAATTCTTTCATTAACTCTATACCCCCTAGTCTTGTGCCATCCATTCAGCAATCCAATTTCCGATGCCCATTGCTATTGCATCTTTTTGTTGCTGACTGTATATTTTTTGTGTGTTTGCAAACTCCATAGCCATAATACCAACTTCATGCTGTTTCTGCAAAAAGTTTTCAGACTTTTGAAAATTCCAAGCAGCATTGTCCCTATAGGATTGCCACAAATTATTCATACTATTTTGACTAACGTTAAATGCGTTCTGTACGTTTATTCTGTTGGTATCATTTTGTAGAGTTGTATTAGCAGTATTTATCTGTCGTCTCCAATTCACATTTGATTGATCAACAGCATACTGCATATTACTATTAAATTTATCTCTTTGATCTCGCATAGCAGCGTTAAATTGTTGTTGAGCATTTACTTCACCTGCATTGTATTGTTGTGTAGATGCAATTCTATTTTTATTTGCTGTTTCAACTTGTGATGATAGTTGTGCAAAAAACTCATCTACTTGTAATTGATTCTTTGCATTAAATTGTTGTCTTGCATTTTCTTCTGCAGAATCTTTAAACATAGCTTGTGTTAGGGCATTGTATGAAATAGTATTTCCAGTTTGTCTAGCATCTAAATTTTTAGTTTCTATAGCGAGGAGTGTCTGTGCATTTGTTACAGCCCCCTGCATACGCACAGATAAATTTGCTTTATCCATCGATGCAAAAGTTGCAGCATTTTGTAGTGCTGCTTGTTGTTGGTTATTTAAATTTTGTAATTGTATTCCCGCATACTTGTTGGCATCTTGTGTTGCAATTACAATTCCTGCTTCCATTACAGCTTGTGTCATTGCAGCAGCAGCCATACTCGATCCACTCAATCCACGCTGTTGCATAATTCCTGTAATCTTACGAACTGCAGGTGAAGCCCAAGCAGGTAAAGGTTTACCTTCTTCAATACTACCTATGAGTTGTTCCATCTGAAACTTTGTGGTAGCTCTCTGATCTAATTCCTGTGTTGCTGCAGTTGCTATAGCACCTTGACTGACTTCTCCTTGAATACCGGGTATATCAACTAGGGGTCTATCTGTAATCTGTGAAACTTGTATGTCTTGAACTTGTGGAGCAATACGTTCAACATTTTGAACTTGACCTACAGCATCTCCGGGTTGTTGTGGTAATCCAGTTTCTAAACCTACTAGAGGTATCTGTTGTACCCCTGCCTGTTGTCCTGCAGGATCCACAAACAAACCTTGTTTCTGTTGTAATTCAGGAGTTTCTAGTTGTTGTGTTTGTGCTTGGAGTTGTGGTATAACTTTAGCTGATTCTGTTTGTAACTTACTATATAAGTTTCTATCTGTTTGAGCAGTTTGTCCGGGCATATCTCCTTGAAGAAATTGTGTTGGTCTGTTGGCAGATAGTACCTGTTGTTGATTTACATTTGTTGTGGGTATGTTTCTAGCCACTGCCGCTTGTTCTCCCATTGCACTTTCAAAAGCAGGAGTTCGTGTTCCCTGCACGGATGGATCTATCTCTAATTCAGGTGCTCTTCTTGTAACCATATCTATTTATCCCTCTGTAAAGCCCTATCTAGTTTGTCTTCCAAACGATGTAGTGCTTCCATAACTTGTTGCATTTCATTGTGCATATCACCACGAGTAGCATACTCTTCTCGTGTTTTATTTAGGAGTATGTCTATTCTCTTTACTTCACCCACCAATGCACGGAATGTCCATAACGCAGGTGCTATAATTAGCGTTAGGACAATGTTCCAAAATATCATTGGGGATATTTCCATTGGTTATTAACTTTCTAATGCTGTTATTCTAGCTTCTAATTCTTGAATTGTTTTTACTAATAATGGAACAAGTTTACTGTGGTCAATTTGTTGGTAAACATTTTCTGTTGCTGTTTTTGTCCAAGTATGTTCTTCGTTTTCTTTTGTACTTTCTAAAACATTCTCTGCTTTAATATTTCCATTTTCATCTTCAATTCTTCCAATATCTTGTGTGCCGTCTTTTTCACCTGTTACTGCTTGTGGTACTATAGATGAAACTTCATGTGCTAAAAAACCTTCAATAGTATTATCTGCATCTTCAATAAAATTAAACCTACATGGCTTTAGTTGTTTTAATCTTGTTGTTGCATTCCAATCTGTTACTACATTTTCTTTTAATCTATAATCTGAAGATGTATTATAAGATGTTGAAGAATTATCCCAGCTAATTGTTCCTCGTATATTTCCATATCCGTTTGTATGAAATCTAACTCCTTGACTTGTTCCATTATTGGCTGCATTGACAATATCTAAAAATGACTGAACACCACTTGTAGCATTACATTCTAAATATAAACAGCCACCAGCACCTGTTCTTTTTTGTGTTATTGTATGTCCACCAATATCTGCTGTTGCACCTACAAAAAATTGACCATTTGACCGAACTGTTGCTCTTGTTGAAGCATTTTCACTAGAACCTGTCATAAAATCTAGTGATGTTGCATTTGAACCAGAACTAAAATCCCCCTCTGACCTTGCTCTAACGGCTGCAGCCAGTAAAGTTGCATCAGAGCCTGATGCTTCGCTTGGTGCTTGAAATTCAATTACCCCTAATACGTCATCAGCAGCCATATCTGTTTCACCAGTATGTAATGCAAGTTTTACTGGTTTATCATCACCTGTATTTGTATTTGATAGAATTAAACCTTTATCATGATTATGTGTTAATCTTATTTCATCATTTGCACCAAAAGATAAAACACAAGAATCACTTTGTAATTTTACATCATTTGCAAATATAGCATTTTGACTAGAATCAATCGTAACTGCATCTGTTCCACCTGTTTTAATATCTATTTGGTCATCTGTACTAGCTATAATAGAAGAATCAGAGTCAGCGTCAAGAAATAACTCATCTCCTGCTAGATTTGTAAATCCTAATTGTTTTCCTAAATATGGCATAATTATTCACCTTCCAATAAATATGGGTTTTTGCCTAATACATCAATATCCCAAGATTTTTTTAACTCATCTATTGTTGTAGCATTTGTAATTGCACTTGTATTAGGTGCATCTCGGAGTTTAGTTTTTTTTGTTATACTTGCTGTTTTTGCAGATGTATCATCACTTTCTATTGCTTTCATAAAAACTACATCTTCTGCTTCTAGTAAAGGTTTTCTTATTTCTCTTATTTTGTCCTTAAATATATTTTTTGCTTCTGTTAAATCTTCTGTAATTGTTTTGCCAGATAATACCCAAGCATCTCTAAAATATCTTTCTGATGGCACAGTTGCATCTGATGCAGATATAGTGTTACCATCCTTGTCTACAATGTTTGTTGTTGCCATTGGTATCTCCCTTTTAAGCAGCTTCTTCGTTATGCGTGGTTATCTCTTCGTTAATCTTCCAAGCATTTCGCCACACTCTAGTGCTTGGTAACTGTGACTTATTACAAATGACCATACGTGGCTTGTTGGCTTTGTCATAGTTTCGCCATATGTGCTGTGGTATGTCTTTCATAATAAGATATTCTATTGCTCTTTCTTCTGTCATTGCTTCAATAGGCTTTGTGTTATGTAGTAAGTAACCTCTTGTATACTTCACAAAGTCAGGCTTCTCTTCATCCTTCTTGAGTTCCCAATAAACTTCTACAGGTGGTAATATGCCACCTTGTAATGCACAAGCCATCCAATTAGGGTCAGGGTGTGTAATCTTTACAGGTTCATCAAGTGTTTCTGGGTCTTCCCATACGACACAATATTCTGTTCTGTAAGGCTCTAACTTTTCTTTTGCCCAACACAACCTATCCCAAAGATGTGTGCCTTGAAAATTTGGAGTTTGTATTCTCAAGCTAAATCTCCATGAAAGGAATGATTTGCTGTCCAATCAGTAAATGTTGCATTTGTGGTGGCATCTCCAAAAAAATTTAAAAATTCTGCTGATGAAGTATTTGCTGTTTCACAAGTAACATGACGACCAAATGAATTGCCAGCTCCAATGCCACCAAACATCTGTGAAAGAGGCACATAATTTGTATTACCAAAATTATTAGTAAAATTTAAACCATAATCTCCTGTGCCATCATCATCAAGGCTACTGATATTAAATGAATCAAGGATTGCTGTTCCGTCTTGTTGTTTTGTTGCCCATGCTTTACTCAATCCCTGTTGTAAATCCGTTGTGGTGCTGTTTCCCTCTGCAACTATATCAATAGAACCAGCCGTTGATACTCCTGTTAATTTATCAACATTTAAACCATTTGAATTTACTTTTAACCTTTCAGAACCACCTGTTTCTATACTAATAACGTCATCTGAACCTGCAGATATTTTTGTATCATCATCTGAGTC